GAAAGCCCACAGCTTGCGCTCAGACGATGCAACGGGAAGACCACCCTCGGTGCGGTCACCGATTGTGTGGAAAGTAAAGCCGAGGAATGTGTTGAGCTCACCAGATACCAGGGCGCGGACGGTATTGAAATCTGCGCTGGTTACCGAGGTCTCGCTTAACAACGATGCCAAAGAGTTTGCGTGGATGATCATGTGGCGGTTGTCCATTGGAACGTTGCCTTTATCCAGCAGCTTCTTGGCGGCACGCAGTTTAGCCACGTTCAGACCGGTGTTGGTGCCACCCTCGTCTTCGGTCACGATCAAGCTTGTGCTTGAACCTGCGAGTGCATCCAAAACGATCTGGTCTTGACGGCGGCCAATAGCGGAACCAACCACCTGGACAAGCTCGGAACGCTCGTCAAAGTTAACTTTAGCCTGATTGAAGATGTCGCTGTACTCAGCGGCATTGTAATCAGTCAGCGTGCAGGTGACGTTAGAGAACGCTACGTTTAAGGGGCTAACATCGGATTGGGGAACGCGCACGGTGGCCACGCCCTTGCCGACTTTAGGGAATTTTACAGTTGAGCCTTCGACACCCCGGCGCTGACGAACCGCACCTACCAATTGGGCTTTGCCCTGGTAAGCTTGCTTAACTTCAGCGTCAAAGAGCGTTACAAAGGCGTTTGATAATGAAATCGCCATTTGGAATCTCCAAGAAAGTTAAAAAGGTTTGGTCGCTTCGGTTAGCCGGTGTTCTGGGCCTCTTGCTTGCTGGTTACGCCAGCCGCTCGTCAGCATCCGCTGCGGTAAGGGTCGATGGATATCGATTGGCCTTAAACGAATATCTAACGGTTCTAAAAATAAAATGCAAGAAAAAAAGCCACCGGTGGTTAGCCGGTGGCGTTCAAGCCTCTCCTTGCGGAGAGTGAGGAGGATTAGTTGCCGAAAGTCGATGCGAACATCCGCTCGACCTTTGATCGATAGGCCGGGTCTGTCTTGTACTTTGGATCGGCCACCATTGCGTAGAGCTCGTCCTTGCTAGCTGAACCCTCAACCGGAGCAGACTGCAAAGGAATCTTCATCCCCTCGTAGGTCTCCCGTATCTTCATAAATACACGCACCCCAGCAGCTGTGCCGCCCATGACCTTGAATTCTTCAAAGTCATCCTTGCTGAGAATTCCCTTGCGAACCAGGCCAGCACCCCAATCGCCCATGCCCTTGATGATTGCATCTGCGTTAGGGCCAAGGGCCTTGCGCTCTTCTTCGATGGTGCGAGATACCTGCTGCGCCTGCTCGCCGTTCATGGCCACGACATCGCCAACCAGCTTGTCTAGAGCTGCTTGAGATATCCCATATTCTTTAGCCCACCCCATAACGTGGCCACGCACCGGGTCATCTTCTGGGATATCCCCAAAGACCGAGGTGTCGTATTTGCCGTCAGCTGGCGGTTTGTGCTTGCCTTGAGCTATCTGCTTTCGCAGGTCTTGCCAGCTCTTGGCTATGCCCTCCAGGTCGGGTGAGGAATCGTCCCTTTTCCAGAAGTTCTCTGGCCACCAATCTGGACGCTCTAGTGGTGTATCGTCATCTTGCTCCTCGCGGTGCTCGATGTCTGAACTGCTTGGGCTTGCCTGCTGGCCTTGGTCTTCAGTAATTGATACCGAATCGAGTAGGCCAGCTTCTTGGCTTTCGCCGCTGGGCTCGTTTGCTTGCGTTTCCATTTACAGGCTCCTTGCCTTTTTGATCCGTGCTTCCAAATCTCGCACCACGCTGTTCTGCCCTTCACGGTAGAAAGCGAATGAGGGATCGCTGCCCGGCACGGCAACGGGCTGCTCTAGTAGGGCAGCTCGTAACCACCCCATCAATTTCTGGCCATCTTCTGAACCGAGCACGCGCAGGCAGAGCTTGTTTAAATCTTCTACCGCCTGCTGCGCTCCACGGATATCTGTTGGTATGGCCTCTAGGTCTTCCCAGCCGCCAGACATCAGGTCATGCCCCCAACCAGCTGCTCAACCATCTCTGGGTTTTCCTGGGCTATCTGAGCTGCCTGCTCGGCCATCTCTTGCGCCTCAGCCATCTTCGCCTCGCGCTCGGCCTTGGTCATTCTGATGGACTGCGGAATGGCCAACTTCTCGGCAAGCATATCAAGCATATCGCCAACCTTGATTGCCATCTGACCCTCTGGGCCAGCCTGGGCTGCAATCTGAGCGTACTGGAGAATGTTGCTGACATCTTCCATGTTTTGGGCCATCGCCAGCGGAGCTACAGCAGATACCTTGATCTCCAGGCCGTTGACCCGCAGGGGCATTGTGATGATGCCGCGCTCGTCCATAACCTCAAGAATCTTGGTAACCACGGGAATAAGGGTCTCGTTAATCAACCGGCCAAAGGCAGAGCCCAGGTTTTGCGAGAGCTCTTTCATCCGCTCGACCACCTCGGTAGCTGACCGGGCCGACATATTGTCCGGTGGCAAGGATTCGTCTAGCAAAATGCGCTTGATGTTTTGCACCAGGTCGTTGATCACCAGCTGCGACAGGTTGAAGTCACCAGCTCGCGGCAGGGCCTTGAGCGATTCACCTTGTGGCCCACCATTACGCGCCACGGGAATAATGGCACCTGGGACAATCTTGATTGTTGCAGGGTTGAGTACGCCGTCATCAGCTGCGGTGTAGACACCAGCAATTGATAGAGACGCATTTTTGAGCACCAGCTCTTTGACCTTATTTAGTGTCTTAATATCTGGCATCGCGGTTATTACCGGGCCGCGCCCATAGATCTCGCCAGCCACCTTCATGTACCGGCTTACCACCCAGGGGCTAGTCTTTAGCCTGCGATAGACAATCTCTTGCTTGGTCTCTTTCTGGATAACGTGGTAGCAGTAGTCACCGCGCTGGTTGTCGTAAACCGTGGCCTCTACGAATTCAAGGTCTTCCGTTGGCTTTGATTCAATCTTTAACTTTAGTTGGCCATCAATCTTGGCATCTCGCCATTGACGCTGGATTGATTCGCCTTTGATTCGCATACGGCGGTAGACGTTGTCCACCTGGCCATTGGCACCCTCTTCAAATGCCACAAGGTACTGCGGCACCGGCACAAAGTTTAGCGGGTTAACGTCATCTCCAGGCTGCACCATCATTACGGCTGTGCCAATAGAGAGATCTAGCAAGAACTCGCCCATAGCAATGTCAAAGTTTGACTGCTTGAGCGTGGCAAATAGTTTCTCGGTGTAGATGTCGAGCGCAGCTTGTGCCTCGCCCCTGCGATCATCTGGAATGTCTGCGCCTGGCTCAAGCCTCGCCCACTTACGCTGCGGTGGGAAGATTCCTGATTGTAGGCGGTTAGCAAATCGCTGGGTGGAGTTGATCGCCGTGGAATCAAACACCCGATTCATTTTCTTTGCGCCGCCAACTTTGCCCTCGTAGTACCCGTCATAGAGGTTGCGCTGTGGGAGCGCAAACTCGTAGGCATCCTCATAGAGGTCGCGGAAATCATCCTTCTTTCGTAACGCCATATCGTGCCGCTTGAGCACATCCTCTGGCGATAGTCTCATCATCTCAGCCATTTTGTTTAGTCCTTTTTGTGCCTTTGCGCGAAATTACGGGCCGCTTCTTTGCTGCCGAAACCCCACGCTTTGAGGGCGAGCTTGAGGCGGGTGGGTCTACCCTTTTCGTCCGTGAGAGGCCCAGCCATTCCACCAAATCGCGCAGCAAAGCTAACACGCCTCGGGTTCGTTCCAGACTTGACCGGGGATTTGAGGTTGCTGCCTTCTTTGTTCTTGAAGTATTTGCGGCCTGCTTCATTTAGTCCACCTTCTGGGTTTTGATATTTTTTCTGAACCATTATTCGTACCACTCAATCATCAAGTGAGCCATGTGCGCTTGGCCGCTTCTGTTTGTTAACCTAAATAAATAAGTTGTCAGGGGCGCTAAAACATATTGAAACGAAAATGCAGCAGCTCCACCAGCCTGACCGCCAGACCCGCCTGCAAGAAACTCTCCGGTCAAAGCCGTTCCGGTAGTAGTGACTGTTGGGTTGACAAGTATTGCGCTTGAGCTCGTATTGGTTGATGACCTATAACGATTGATGGCTGTAAACGATGTGCCACCAGTTACCGTTGCGTTTTCGTAAATAGTGAATTCCGCATCCCCGCCACAATTAACATCAAACACTAGGTGAGGATATTTTCCAGCAGCCCAGGCAACAGCAATGTCAATAGACGCATTGTCAGCCAGTTGATTTGCGTCACCATTTAAGTAGTAAGCATAAAAGGCTCGGCCTTCGTGCAACCTGACATGGTTAACGTCAGCAACTACAAATGGCTTTTCTGACCCGGCAACAGTTTGATTGCCATCTTTATCAATAAATGTTGACGTAACAAATATTGACTTTGTATTGTCAGATTCTCGCTGAACAATAATTGCCATTATTTCTTGGGCTTCATTGCGGTTTTAGCTGCCTTCTTAAATGCATCGGCAGTTGGTGCGCCTGGTGCGCCAGGCTTACGCATCTTCTCGCCAGAGCCCTCGGCTA